TATAACCTCCCACAGATAAAATTCCAGTTTTAAGAATTCCCAATACTCCTGTTACAGATCCTCCAAAAGCACCAATTAATAAAGGCAACCCTACTAATAGTCCGGCTACGGTTAATATTACTTTACCAACACTTCCAAACTCATCTGCTACATATGAAATTCCATCAGCAAGTAATGTGACTGGAGACAATATAAATCCAACCACATCTACAATAAAACCCAATACTGCGAAAATAGAATTTAGAATAGGCATTAGTATTTTAAATCCTGTTTCAATTAGTGGTAATAAGGTTTCGGCCAATTTTGTCATTAATGAATTGATCTGTGCCATTATATTTGCTTTTACTAACTCTGCTTGTTGTGCTTTGATGCGTTCTTCTGCTTCTTCGGCCGCAGATTTAACTCCATCTTTTTTCATTTGATTTTGCATTGCAGTATAATCATTATACATTTTTTGTTGCTCTGCCGTTCCGTTTTTGAGTGCTTGAAGACCTTTTTCATGTTTCTCCATTTTTATCATTTCTTCTACACTAAGTCCCAATGCTTTTGCGGCCTGTTCAAGTTGATATGGATTCATTGCATCAGTTCCACCCATATTTTTCAATGCTTTAAGTTGTTCTTGCATAACTTTTTCAGCATCTCCCTCAAATGATGCACGTCTCATTGCATTTAAGTTAATATGTTTTCCAAGCATACTTGCTAATCGCATTTCTTCACTAATACTAGATTCAATATCAAGTGCTTGACTCATAGCACCTGTTATACTATCCATAGATACTCCCAAACGACGTGCTTGCACTGCGGCTATCATCATTTGCTTTGCATTTCCCTTCATGAATTTCTGCGTATCTTCAGATGCATTTGCTATGTCATTCATTACTGCATCAAGTGGAACACCCGCCGCATCAGCAAGTGACGCAGTTGCTTTCATTAAATTCTCAGCAGATTCTCCACTTGATGAACCCATTAATTTAAACATATCATATGCCCCAGCAGCTGTGTCCGCAGACAATCCGAGGCCTGCTTCCATAAGTGAAATTGTGTTTACTGCTTCTTGTGAAACCAAGTGCGTTGTTCCTAATTCAGAAGTTAATGAAGTTGCGGCGTTGAATGCTTGTTCTAATGTAACTCCTGCTCTTGCAAATTCTTTTTGAGCATTTCGTGCCATATTTTCAATTGGTTTGGCAGTAGATGCCATCAAACCCAAACCTTTTCTAAATTCTTCTTGTTGTTCTTCTAGTTCAAAAAATCTTTTTAATCCTAATCCCAATAACGCAACAAAACCAAACACCGCAGCTCCGGCTGCTATCATACCAGGACCTATTTTTTTGGCAAATGAACCTATCATTTGCATATGTTCACCTGCTTTAGATGCACTTTTCTTGAAAGTCTCCATTCCTACGTTTAATGCACCATCGAAATCCATATCGTTATTTTTAGCATATTCTGCCATATCTAAAAATGCATCAGATGCTCCTTGTCGTAGTTCCTCAAACGCAGGACCAGTCGATGCTTTTATGCTCATCGCAAGTGCAGAACCCACAACAGGTATGCTTCCTACAATTCCATCAATTTTGTCTTCTACCGCAGTAAATGCTCCTAATATAGCATCATGGACTCCTGCAAGTTTTAAATCTTTTATTGCTTTAAGTTTTTGCAAACGTTCATTTGTTTTTATAACTAATTCACTTTGTAACTCAAGTTCTGACTGTAACATTTCATGCATATCAGAGGTTTTTTCTTTTATAAATTGGCTAATTTGTTCTGCGGTTTTTCCTTCTTCGTTATATTTTTTGACAGTCTCAACAATTTCACTAAAAATAAATGACATACTTTGCACCTCTGCATTGTTTTCACTTAACAACTTTTGCATTGCAGCCAGATCAGGACCTCCACCCCCACCTCCACCGGGGCCACCTCCTCCTCCTCCTCCACCACCAGGAGCACCACCGTCAGCAAGCATTACAGGTCCACCATTATACATTCCCAAATGACCTTTGTTATTTAAATGTTCAAGAAAACCTCGCCATTTTTTTGCAACGTCTGCTCTTATTACAAACTCTCCGTCTGTTAGCATTGCAGGAATTACATCTCTTCCCATAGGTCCACTTACAAATCCACCTGTTGACATTTTTTCTACAGCAGTTTTTGCTTTATTTACACCAATAGCTTTTAATAATCGTTGGGTTTCATCTTGATTACCTGACATTTGACTTGCCATCATGTCGTATATGTTAGCAGTTGCGGCTGATCGTTCTATTTTATTGGGTCCTTCCATCATTTTGAATACACTTTCACTATCCGTTAAGGTATTCTTTGACGACAATATTGAATCTATATTTTGCATTTGATCTCTGTGAAGTTCTTCTAATTTATCAATTTCACTATCTAAATCCATGCCAAGTAAACCACCTTTAGTAGCATCTTTCAATGAAGTAAGTGTATCAATTGTGGCATCTCTTACATTTAATAAATTGGTTGGTAAATCATTTCCAACTAAAGAAAATGTTTGAGTTGTTTGCATTGCAAGTTGCTCTAATTTTCTTTTTCCTTCTTCACCTGCTTCCGCAACTTCTAATATTGCTTTTTTAATCTGTTGGTGTGATTCATTTAAAGTGTCAGCAGAGGAGTCCCAAAATTCTTGTTGTTGAGAATTTAATTCAGCATATCTACTTACACCAAATTTGGCTGCTTTTGCTTCTATTTGAAATATTTTGTCATTTGCTTTTTGCTGTGCTTCCAATACAATATTATTTGCAAGATTGTAACTTTCCATATAATCAGGTAGTTCGGAATTAGACTTATTTTTTGACAAGTCATTTTTATCACCACCACCTTGTGTTGTAAATTTAGTATATTGTACATATCCGTCATGGTCGAGAACTGGAACTTCTTTTAACCCTTGGTCTTCGAGTGATTTGGTCATATGTTCTACAATTCCAGTGCTTTTACTACCTTTTGCGTTTTCTTGTGCTATGTATGTATGATTGTCATAAGGGTTCTTCAAATTTTCAAAGGAAGTATCACCTGTTTGTGCTAATTCCGACAACTCTGCTTGACTCTTAGCTTTACCTAATGTAGTACGAACATCATCAACATTCTTAAAGAGTTCCTCTTTAATTGATGCCTTCCACATTTTCTGACCTCCTCTTCCCATTACTTGTTGTAGAAGAGTTTTCATTTTTGTATCTTCCACTTCTTTATCGAAATTATTGCCAACTACTCCAGCATTTTTTAAAAAATCCATTGAATCTGTTTGATCTTTTATTGCTTCGTTAAGAGCAGAAATTCTATCAGAGTTTTCACCCGCAATTTCACCTTGCTTTAACTCAAACCCCTGTATCTTATTACGAATACTATTTTCTTTCTCTATTGCTTTATTTAATTTAACAAATGTATTTGCATTAACTCTTATTTGATCAACAATTTCATCTTTAAGTTCATCTTTGTTTGCATTTGAAAAATCAAATCCTTCGTTAAGTTTTTGTTGCATAACAGTTGTCCGTGTTGCATCTATGATTGCATTAAGTGATTTTTCAAAACCAGGAGCTATAAATTCCTCTTGTTGTTCAGGTTTTATATACTGACCCCATCGAGTATTTGATAAATCACGCATTATTGTCTCAAAATACATTTCATTTTTTATTGCATCAGTAGACTTACCAACCTCACCACCACTTGCAAATGACTGAATTTGACCCAAATTTATTTTTTCAAGTAAAGGTAAAAACTTTTTTGTTGCAGACGCATTTACAACATATTCTCCGTTAGTTAACATAGCAGGAATTACATCTATTCCATCTGGACCTGATATATATCCTCCTGAATTCATTGCACTTGCCTGGGCAGTCATGCCTGCCGTGGAGGCAGCGGCAAAACCTGCGGAGACGGTTGTTGTATATCCACCTGGGGTTGGCATTACTGCTTGACCTGAATCATTAATTGAAAATGGATTGGGTTCTGCAACTCTTCTTCTTCTTCTTCTATTAGATTTTTCTGGAAATTGCATAGCACTCATTGCGGCCAAAAGTCTTTCTGCTTCATCCGCAGCCCGACCCATTTCATTTGCAAAATCAGTTGTATCGGATATCAACAATTCCGTACGTCCCACACTATTTTCTAATGTTTGCAACACATTTTTTGAATTTTGATGTGTTTTATCAATTTTACCAGTGAGTTTATCTTGATTATCAATGGAGTTTTTTAATTCTTTATTTATACCTTTATCAATACCAAGCACCTTTTCTACTGCTTTTCTTGATTTGTCCGTCATCAACCCAAATTTTTCCATTCCCTCAGAAAATTGTTCTAAATCTTTTTTGATAATATCATTGAATGCTATTTCTTCTCTTAATTTAGAATTTATACTCTCAATCCTGTTCGGTGCGTCTTCGTACAATTGTTGTTGTTGTTGAAGTTTTGTTTTTAAATCTTCATGCAATGATATTGAGTTTTGTAAAAATCTATTTGTTCTATCTTTAACATCACCTATTTTAGTTTCAAGATTTATTTTTTCTTGTTGTAGTTTTGCTATATCCTGTTGACTTAAATTTTCTGCTTTTAACTTTTGTTCTACTTGCTCTATTTTGTCATTGTACTTTTGAACAAGGTTATTGGATGTTTCTTGATATTGCTCTCTACGTTCTAATACATTATTAATTTTGTTGGATAATTCCTCGGTAATGCTATTATGATTATTAACTTTATTTATTAAATCTTCACGTTCTTTTTCAAGAGCATTTATTTTTTTCATTGATGCTTGATTTGCATCTATCATTTTTCCAAGTGCTTCTTCTTCATCTTTTGAATTAGCAACTTCTTTTGTATAAGCATTAAATGCTTTAATTACATTTGCACTTTCTTCTGCCATCAATCCCAATTTATCTAAATACTTTTGTAAATCGAGATGATCTTTACCTGTTAGTTTACCCTCTGCAAGTGCAGTTAATGAACTTCCCATAACCTCAGAAAGAGAACTTAATTGAGATGAAATTGTTTCTGTGTCAATTTTCTGCACCTGGATCATAGTCCGCTGCAAGGCAGCGAAGTGATCTTTTACATCTACCTGCTTGTTTGTAAAATCAGACTCATCGATTGTTGCCATACACTATTTCAAATTAAGAACGTCTTCTACTTCCATCAGGATTTTTAAGTAAAACAAACTTGGTGTATTTTTCAACCGACATACCTGCACGTTTTGCTTTATCAGCAATTTCATCTGGTGTACCACCATATTTATCTTCCAATGCATCGTGTAAGTCATCTTCTACTTTTTTCATTGCTTTGGCCGCATCTATAACTGCTTTCTTAACACGTGGGTCATTTCTCATAAATGTTTCGGCAGCTTTTACACTTCTATTGAATAATCCTTTTACAATCCACCCAACTACTTCTGTTAGAAGTTCTTTATCTTTTTGTTTATTGTTCTTCATTATATTTGTGTTATAAAAAAAATTGTCGTATATATTGATAAATATACGACAATATAAGTTTATTTAACTTTGTTTTTATCTATACGGTCTTTTAGGTGGAGGTCTGCTTATAGGTTTACTGGAAGAAGATGCCTTAGACTTTGCCTTTTCAACTTCCTCGTTTTCTTTCTTACGAACATCAACAAGTTTTCTAAGATAAAATCTACGAAGATAAACAGGTAAATTATACACAATATCTTGTGTAAACCCACCTTGACTGTAATAAGAGAGATTGAAAATCTCTTCGTGAACCTGAATCTTATACTCGGCTGGAAGGGTAAAAAAAGTCGACCCCAAGAGGGATCGTCATCCTTTCTTCGTATCCGGTATCTTCGGATTCAAAATTAAATGTCATATCCAAGTCAGGAGTATTTTCTTTAATGAATTCACGAAATGCCAAACTATCACGTGCAAGAAGTTCACGATCAACAAAACTTTTAATTTTTGCTTTGTCTTCTTCACCATCAATAGACTTGATGACGTATTTTAGTCGTGTTGTAACTTCAGCAGTTTCGTTTTTGTTCTTTGTAAATTTCTTTACTGCTTTTAATTCGTTTTCAATATTTTGCTCATCATTGTGTGTAAGCAAACTCCAATGAACAGTTTTCTTGCTAAAAGGAAGTTCAAAACTAAATAAGTTTCTTCCTCTTTCAAACTTGTCAAAATCAAATTCTTTTGGTTCAATTAATGATAAGTCTATTGTATCTTCAACATCCTCATTATTTGAAGGATCTTTAAACTTAATTTTGTAGTCCTTTCCATACGCAAGAATCCTTGCGGCCACGAAAATTGCATTTTTATCTCCAACGAGAATTTCATCAAGTTTTACTCCAGGTGTTACAATAAGTGCTTCAAGCAACTTATCTAAAACGACACCCTTCTTGATCAAATTTTGACTTGTAAGAATATCTTCTTCTTTTGCAGTCATGTATTTAATTTCAATTTTACCAGATGCAAGTGGAGACGATGGATCGTAAAACCACCCTTGACTTGGTAAATCCACTACTTCACTTGGATATTCAAACTTACGTGCTTGATCCGATTGTTGTGTAAACACAGGATTTGCTTGACTCGTTGTTGTTGAACTACTACTCGCAGTAGTAGTTTTTTCAGCATCTCGTTTGAGTGCTTGTTTTACCTCTTCAGGCATTTCTATTGCTTTGTTGTCTTCTTCCATAATATAACCTTTATTTAATTACATCAGCATAAACTGATATATATACATATACAAGAATTAAATTTTTTGACTTTTTTTATTAAATATCAGAAAGAGCAAATTTCAAAATACCCTTGTGATCTTTATAGTCAAAGAATTCTGCATCCTTTTTTCCTTTCCATGTTTTATTAGCAGTAACACCTAGTTTCATATCATTGAATACTATTTTTTTACCACTACCTGTCTGAAACATCATTCTTCCTGCATTTGTATCAATATCATAATTTCTAAGAAACTTTCCGGCTTTTACTTGTTGCATTAAGTATTTTGCAAGTTTTGCATACGCATCGGACAATCCTTCTAATTGTAGTTCAGATTGTGTTTCTTGTTTTATTTCCTCAAAGATGGAAAGAATTTGTGTTTTTAATTTATCAGACTTCATGTAAGAATAAATATATATAAGCAAAATAATTAGAACTGAAGAATTGCGTAATCGTAGGAGATTGTCAATTCAACGGTCAACTTGTCACCGGTTTCCCAGTCAAGTGTACCAAAGTTTGTTGAGTTACAGAACGCACCTTTGATTGTCCATTCTTCAACGAGGTCACCTACAGGACCCAATGTATTAATAACAAGGTCTTTTTTATAGAAGTCGGCATAACCATTTCTTCCAGTTACAGATTCGTGGGAGAGACGAATCCACTCCATTGCAGTCTGAGCCGCACTAGGAACTACTGGATCATAAAGTGTCATTGTGATGTCTTGCCATTCTGCTTTTCCGGCTCTTAACTTTCTTTTGATATTGATGTGATCCATTGTTTGTACATCAATAGTAAGATTGGGACGAGTAACACTCTTAATAAGATAAGCAGGAACTCCGTCCATATACATGATAAAACGATTTGCGGTTTTCGGTTCAAATGCCGTAAAAAACATTTCTTCGGTTGAAATAACTTGTGCCATTTTTTTTGTTCTCCAGTTTAATGATTAACTTTTAGTATAAATATTGATTAAAAATCTGAAAATTCATTTTTTCAATCAACTAATATAAATAGTGTGTAAATTAAAAAATATATTTATTTATGTTTTGTCCTTTGTTAGTTTTTGTCCCACCAATTTTGCAGAACCATATACAACTGCACCAATGAATTGTATGTGTTGTGGTCCAGGCCATGGAAATGATAATCCGATAACACCCGTTGCGAATAATGTTAACAATGCCATACCCTCTGGTCCTGCAAATAATGTTGATAATGTAAAACCACCACCAAGTGCCATAATCATATCCCCCATGTCAAAGTCGTAATCTGCATTGCCAGTAAATGTCATATTCAACCAAATGTAAATCAAAATACCCGCAACTGCTAATCCTGCTATTCTTTTTGTTTTAGGATGCTTTGCCAAGAACGCATCTAAGTCTTTTAGTTTATCCTCAGTCCATCGTCCAACCTTGGTACTTGCCATATACTCACCTATTGCTTTTATTACTTGTTTGTATGCCTTAAATCCTTTTTTAACAAGATTAAATAAATAACTTAAACTGAATTTAATTTTTGCGAAGAACTTAAATACAACTTTGTTTAAAAACAATTTTACTAGATCTTTTAATTTGACTTTTATTATATCTTTTAGTTCCGTCAAAAAAGACCAAATCTTTTTAAGTTTTCCAGGAATAACAAATTCATTTAGTTGGTTTTCATCTGCATCGAGTTTATTTTCTTTTACAAATTTACAAAACTCTTTGTATTGAAGTTCATGAAGAATTTCTGTTAACGACATATCCATTTCTAATAAATATATATCTACATAAAAAAACCCCTCTGTGAACAGAGGGGTTTTTAAATTTTAGAATTTTATTATTCTTATGCCTCAAAACTTGCACCAGTTGGTGTAAGATTGAAGTCAAGGATAACAAACTCAACTGCACGTGCAGGTTGCAAGAATATTTGTCCGTAAAGGATATTTCTGTCAATAAGATCAGGTGTGTTGTTTGACTCATCCATGATAACACGGAAAGCATACAAACCATGACGTTGTTGAACATTTTCCAAGAACGGATTGACAATATTCAAGAAACGGTTGCGTGTAGATGCTACATTTTGCTCGAAAAGTAGGAATCTTGAAGAACTTGCAATGAATTTCTTAAGATTGATAAGCAAACGACGAACGTTAACTCTGTCCAATGCACTTGCACGACGTTGTAGAGTCTTTTGACCGAAAGCAACAATTCCTTGACCAGGAAACGCAGCGATTGGATTAACCTTACCTTCGTAAAGTTGATCTCTTTCAGCAAAGTTAAGACGATCCATAACAGTAACCGCAGCCTCAATACCACCACGATTTAAACCGGCAGGTGCAAACCACTCAGCAGCCGACTTATCGTTTGAAGCATAAACAGACATCATAAGTGCTGATGGTGGATATGGTTGCAATACGTTAGTTGCTGGATCAATGATTTTAACCCAAGGGTAATATGTTGCACAATAGTTACTATCGATTGTTGATACTTGTTGAACTGCATCGTCAACACGACCTGGTTGATTGTGAGCACTTACGCAGTCAAGGATGTAGAAACAATCTTCACGACTTTCACATAAATCAATACCACGATTGATTACAGTTCTGTGAAGATCAAGACTCAATCCAGGTGTTACAATCAAGTTAATATCAAACTCGTCTTGGTTGCTCAATGCGGCGAATGCACGAACATATCCTTTTGTTCCACTTGAGAATCGTTTACTACAATCTAAACCTTGTACGTTATTTTCTGTTATGTGTTTACCTAAGTAAAGTGGATGATTTGGTGCTTTTCCGTCAAATCCACCTTGGAAACCTATCAAGAACCTTCTCAACTTAGCAGTTGCTAATTCGTCAACTGCGGGAGGATTAACAGGAATTGCATCAACTGCATATGAAGTTGTTTCTCCGTCAACTTCTTCTTCCACTTGACCAGGTTCGTCCATGTAATAACCCATTCCGGCATCGTCAGACAAATAAGGAAGTGGTGCAAACAATTCAGAAGTGTCACGTGCAGTACGTGGAAGTTCTAAAATTCCGTCAGGACTGCTTTGGTTAAACACTGCTCCATTGAAGTATCTTCCAGGTTGTCTTTCATACTGAGAAGCATGGGAGTATTGGATTGGTGGAGTTTCGTATCCAGCAATTGGTGTGAAGTATGATCCGTGACCATATGGCATTGCATTTGGTGGAGGAGTACTATCAGATGGCATTTCAATGCGAATCCAATTACTAAGATTGATGTAATCACCATAGTCAATTAATTTACCTTTGTTATTGATAGTTGTGAAACGATCACCAATAACACGTGGTAAGTATCTAGGACTAAGTGGGTCTAAAGTAACTGCATCATAATTCTCAACAACATTTTGACCACGATCAGAATCGTTGAACGCACGAACGATCAAACTAAATGTTCCGTAGTCTGTGTCTTGAATTGATCCAGGTGTTCTTACATTGTAAACACCAATTTTGATTTCACGGTTAGCAGATGAACCCATGTTGCGTGTCCAAACTTTGAACAAGTTGTAACGTCTTCCACTAATTTTTTGTGACTGAATCCAAGGAGTTTCCGCAGGACGGCAACTAAATGAAACTGCTCCTGGTTGCCAAGGATCATCTAAGATTTCTTCAGTCTTTGAATCTTCGTATTCAAATACGATTGCTTCGTTTGATGTTTCAACTTCAATTTTATACTTAACACCATTCATGATGTTATTGAAAATTCTTTCTTGTGCATTTTCAAAGTATGAATAGAAGTATGCTGGTTCAATATTTTTCTTTGGTGCTCTACCGAAAATGTTTTGAAGACTATCAGGTGCTTTTGGATCAATACTGAAAACATAGTCAGAATCATAATTTGATTTTAAACTTTGAATACTTTCAATGACCTCACCTGTATCTTCATCAACGGTACGAACGGTTCTTCTAAGATAAAGTGTTGATTCAAAATTACCAACAACGACTTCGTTTCCTTCGTCATCAATAATTTCACCTTCATAAAACATTAAGGAAGTTTCTTTGTCAACAGTTGTATTTTCAAATCCATCACGGATTGCGTCTACTGCTGGTTGACCATTGTCTGCCCATAATGTGTTTGCCAATACACCGATAACAACTTCGTCACCTTCTTCTGGTGTATCAAGTGATCCTGTAAGTGAACCACTAAGTGTTCCACTATAATCTGTGGTGTCAGTTACAACTGCTTTAATAACCAAAGCATTTTCTTGACGATAACCACCTAGATCACCGACACGAACGATTGTTACAACACCTTGATGTTTTAAATATTCACGTGCGGTAAATGGTTGATAATATTTTCCTTCGGGAATCCCAAACAAATCTTCCAATTCTGCTATGGTTCTAACAATTGTAGGTGAGTATGCAGGTCCTCTTGAGAAGGGTCCTACAACCGCACCACCAATTTGTGAGATACCTTGAGTCAAAAAAGTTTGATCGATTTCTTTGGTGAATACTGCTGGACTTACTGTTCTTTCTGCCATCTTGTTTTGTCTCCTTTATGGTTTTTGGGTTGAGTATGGAAATTTAATATTTATTCATAAATATGTTTTGAAAATTTCAAAATCATATATTTATCTATTATTTTTTTGACAAAATATAAGTACCCGCATTTATATCGAGACTTCCTTCACCATATTTGCGTACAATTCTTTCTTTAAAGTTTGATTCTGTTTTTTCTAACTCCTTATAGAGTGTCAAATATTCTTCTTCATTTTTTTGAATAGAATCCTGTTCAATATTAAGTTGCTTCTTTCGTAAAGACAACTGACCTAGTTTTATTAGAACATCTTGATATTCATCATTTAACATAACGAGTTCAGATAGTTCGTCTGTGGTTAGTTTAATATTTTTATTTTTTTCCATGCGTTTAATAATAAATTATTTACGCATATAAATCAAGAAATATATTGTATTGTTAAAATGTCAACTGACATTTCATGTGTTTTTAATAATATATTTTTATTTGTTCTTTCTGAGTTTATTTCAATTGACTCGTTTTTATTTAAAAGAACTTCTTCTTCAGTTTCATAATTAAAAATTAGTATATCTTGTTCATCTATAATTGTAAATGAAATTTTGTATGGAATATCATCAATATATAAAGTATAAAATTCTTCATCATTCCACATTCGTACTTCGTATTCATCACCAACATCTCCATCCAAAAATACTTCTCTATTTTTTCTATTCAAAATTATATTCTTGGAAAATCCATTGTTTAAAACAGATTGAGGTGTTCCGTGAATATTTGTTGTATCCGATATAATTTCAGTTCCAAATATAGCACGTCTATTTGTAAGACTTTTTTGTTTTGTTTTTGTATTATTAAATACTTCAGGTAGTAGATAAGCATTTACAGTTAAACTAAATGTCGTTGTAACAACACGATCATCGTCAGTTGGAGTTTCAACATTATTTGTAAATGAATCAACAGATGCTCTAAATTTTAATCTACCAGGATCACCCCAATAATCATTGCTTGCCCAATTAACAATTTCAACGAGTGTATTCATTTGCTGAACATATTCAGTTGTCATTGTAAAATCATAATTTAAAATCACATGATCAGGAAATGCAATGTTATGTATTTCCTGAATTGGTTTCGCACCTGTTAACGCAGAGAATTTATCGTACATATTCTTCTTTGTAAACTTCTTTACAAATGGTACATTTAAATGTCTATTAAAATGAGCAAAAGAATCATCATTAGATACGGATGTTCTTGAGAATATAATCATGGGTTTTTGTACCATTCCTTTGGTATCACGATAAACTCCATCCCGTTGAATTGCACTCCATCTTTCAGGTGAAGCATGACGAACAGGTACACTTATTATTGAATTATTAGCATCTTCTACTTGTGGATTAATAACATTAATAAAATATTCATACAATATATTATCAATATCCATTAAAGTAACAGTATATTTATCGTAATCAACATCGTTTGAATCATCTCTCATTTTTTCCGCACGATTGTCAGAATAAAAAGAATCTTTTGATTTTTTCATATTAGAACGATAAGCATCATTATCAACAGAAGGTGGTGATGAATTTAACTTAGCAGTAAAACTCTTTTCATCGGTTCCAGATAACTTTTTTAAAGTAATAAATGGATTATTAACTTCATTGTAATCAACCATTATATGTTCCGTTCCCTTAGATTTATTTTACTATTTCTACTCAAGTGTGCATTACACAATAAACTATAATTCTTTTCTGGTTGACCACCTAGAAATTGATTTTCTACTACATTCTCAATTTCAAAATAAGCATTTTCCCATGCTACTATATCACCAATTTGAGGATATATATCTTTTATCTCACACAATTTTTGGTGAAATTTAAATACCGTACCTTTCTTTACGTCTGGACCAAAACCTTCGTATATAGTACTTTCAGGATCGTTTTCAACTAAGCATTGAATTTCAATTCCGTCATAATAAAATTTATTAAGACTTTCACCATACATATTTTCTTGAGTAGATTCTGCATCTATTCTGTATATAACAACAGTTTGTTCAATGATACTTGAAAGTAATTCACCATTTAGACTGTTCATCATACGAACATCTCTTCTACTAAAATACCTCCCTCTTGACATTTTATTATCCTATATACAGAAAGTTAGGGACCTTTCTTAGATTTTCTTGAAGATTATCAGATACTTGATTTAATTGCTCACTTGTTGTGCTACGACTTGTTACTTCTAAATCCTCTCTTAGTTCTGTAATAAGTTGTTCTTTTTCTGCCTGTGCTTCTGATCTCAAAGCATCTCCGTCTAAAGAAGTTTCACCACCAGGAATTGGAATACTTTGATATTTTGCTCTTACTGCACCAAGTAATTCTTTACAAGTTGCTAGATAATATTTCATTATCCATCGTTTTCCCACATCATTAATTGTTCCAAAACTATGAAACTGATAAGGAGCATTACTTAAATCAGTTACAGAATCAACCGTTTCATTTAGATAATTGTCAGGTTGTGGGACAGGATCACCTGGATTTAATCCATTTACAGTTTTATCAACTACTACTTGTTGATTAGTTTCTTCCACCACTTCTGTTTGTGTTTTTGGAATTACATTAAATTCGTCTGCGTCAACATATCCTTGAACGGCCGCAATATCACGTTCACGTTTAAATACATAATCAAACCACAATGTAAAATCTTTTGTGGGAATAGGAAAAATTGTAAGTTTATTATTTACAATCTCAAATCCATATGCACTTCTTCGTACTTGTTCATTAAATTCAATTGCTTGCAATCTCATTAAGTCTTCGTTGACAGGTCGCAATAAAAACTGCGTACCAACTGGTGACATTCCCGACCAATTAAACTCGTTTAACATATTAGAATGAGACATTCCTGAGTTTGACATTGGATCGTAAATTTTATTTAATGCAGGTGGTGGGTGGTGAAAGATTCTTTTAACTTCTATTTTTTCTATTTTCTTTTCACCAGTTTTTGGATCAATATAGTAATTGTTAAACAAACCTTGTAAATCGTATGTTTGTACACCTTCTTTTACCTCAAGACTTGCTTTTCTCCAATCTACATTACCACCAACTCCCACTTCAGCACCATATGCTTCTGATAATTTTAAATAAAAGGGTAATGGTTGTGTTTGTAGCACACTTGTTGTTAAATTGATGCTAGTTGAAGTTCCTTTTATTGAATATAAATTTTGTTTTATAGAAAACTGATTAATTTGAGCACTATACTCAGTTACTGCTTCTTCAAAGCAAGCATAAAATTGCATATCAATCATCTCAACATCTACAATGGGATATCCTAGTCTTCTGGCTGCCCAATCAGCTGCACGGGGGGCAAATGAAACAAACTCAGAATCTTTATCAAAAAAACCAAATGGAGTCTTGCCTACAGGTGATGAAACTTCTCCCTCCCAACGAACTCGTTCTAATTCATAATTTTCATTTTCCAAGTCGTTTTCTTCTTCGTTATTTGTTTGCTCTTCTTCCATGAATATAAATATAAAGCAACAGAGTTAATCTTATAAAATAAAAGAGGGGTTCAAAAGAACCCCTCTTAAATTTTTTGTTATACTTCGTACTAAGACGAGTTCTGTACAACTTAGGCAGGATTGTAACCTTCGAAGTTTGTGACAGAAATCTTTCCGTAGAATTCAGGACGAACCATTTTCTTAGCATAACGAGTCATAACTCCACGACGTGGTGTGAAGTTTACCGGATCGTATACTAATGGTGTTTGAATCAACGGAATGTATGGAGCATAAACCGCACCTGTTTCGAGGAAGTTTGTTCCACGGAAACCTACGAGAACGTCACCACTTGTCATGTATGGGTTCTTGTAAACTTGGAAACGATTGTTCAATGCACCAACCTTAGAAACTCCCATAGCAAACTGAGACTGATTTCCGTCTGTGTCAGCTGCGTATCCTGGAATACTTTCAATGATTGTTGCAACTTGTGGAGAACATACCAAGAAGTTAGCACCACCACGGAGAGTCAACTGATGAATTTTGTTGCTCATTCCTTGGATTTGTGTGCCAAGACGTTGGAAGTATGTTCCTTGTGTGTCACCACCCTTCAAGTCACTTGTTGCGGCGTCGAATGATGATGTGCTATGTGCGTTAACAAGAAGCATATCAAGAATTTCCAAATCAATTTCCATTGAAACGTACTCGGAAAGAAGAGAAGTCAATTCTGCTTCTGCGTCAATACTATGATAAGCATTCAAGTCTTGTGCCAACTCAGGTGTCCAAACTGCTTTTAACTTACGTGTTTTAGCAACGATTGGTTCACTTTTGAGTTCCAAGTTGATTTCCGGAATACCGATATCTTGTCTAAGACCTGTATCTGTATCGGAATCTCCTCCGTTTACATTATTGTCTTCGAAATCACCACGGGTGATGTCGGTTGTTTTCTTGTGGTACTGGAGAGTACCATTTCCGTCAGCTGCTCCTGCAACATTACCTTCAGCATCAACTGATACTACTTTATCAGAAGAGTCTGTGAATTGGAATGCACGAACACCGTCAAGATCAGCATCACCTGGAAGTGTGATTTTCCCACTACTTGCAGCCAATGATACACTTACGTCATTGATTGAGTAACCATGACGTCCTTCTCCGTAGAGACCACCTGTTGCTGAATTGGTTGAACCGAGTTTTCCTCCGTCACCACCGAAAAGACTTCCACTACCTTGACGAGATTGTGCTGTTCCATACTTAAAGTCTAAGTAGAAAATCAATCCGGATGGAAGATTCATTGGTTGAACGGAAACGAATTCCTTTGATGCGATTTCTGCGAATACACGACGTACAAGTGGAAGTGCTACTCCACTCCACTCTTCTGATCCAGAAGAAGTACCTGTGCGTGTTGCTTCGTCGATCAATTGCTTTGCTTGGTTTTCTAAAAGAATGGACATACCACTCTTTTCTGTGTCAGTAGAAATTCCTTCAAGAAGTCCTGTTTTTTCCCATTTTGATACCAAACCACGGGTTTCTGCCATAAGACGTTCTTGAGGGTTGCTACTTTCCTTTAATAATTTACTGATTTCACTCATTTTAATTTATCCTCAATATAATTTGAATTTTTGTTATGATTTAATGCCTGCAAGTTTCTTAAATCTGTCAGCAAGTTCGTTGCCTTCAGATAAAATCTTCTTGGAGGGTTTTGTTGATTGGATTGCCTTGGATGCAATACCTTCTGTCAATGGATTCTTTTCTGTCTTTTTCTTTTTAGGAGCAGACTTTGCTTCTTCCACTACTTCTGTTGCTTGAGTTCTAAAACTCTCTCCAAGTGTTGCGTATACCAATTTTGCTTCACGAACATTCTTCGTAAGGTCAAAACTTTCTACGACTTTCAACTTTTGATCTTCACTTAGTGCGTGTTTCTTAAACAACTTATTTGTGTAAAGTAACTTTGCATTAAGGAGATTTACTTCATTTAACTTACCTCGCAAAAATTTATAAACTTTGCGGTATTCATCATTTTCTTTTTGAAGTTTTTCGTTAGCACTTTTGAGTTCGGAGATTTCTTCAGATGATTCTTCTTCGTCTTCAATGTTGGTTTCTTCCTCAAGTTCTTTAAGGATTTCTTCAAGATTGATTTCTTCGTCTTCCTCTTCTTCAGACTCTTCAATTGATTCTTCAACTGCTTCTTCTTCAGATTCTTCTTCAGACTCTTCGGATTCTTCTACAATCTCAATATCAATTTCTTCGTCAATTTCGGCAACTTTTTCTTCTTCACCTTCTGTTCCTGGATCA